TTTCTGACAAACCGGGCCTTTTCCAGAACATTTCGGCCCACTATGCCTGTACAACCCCCCTTGCAGTTCCTATAGGTTTTGCCGTTGTGGCCCCTGTAACCTGGGAAACCTGTGCTTATACTGCCCGGTATGTCATGAAAAAGTTGAAAGGACCTGAAGCGGCTTTCTATGAAGAGTTTAACATTGAGCCTCCTTTCACTTTGATGTCTCGTAAACCCGGAATCGCCCGTCAATGGTATGAAGATCATCCTGATTGTTATGATTACGAATACATTAACGTGTCTACCGAGCAAGGAGGCCGCAAATTTCGGCCCCCAAAATACTTTGATTCTCTCCTGGAGATTGATGCCCCTGATAAGTTGTTGGAGTTAAAGGAGACCCGCCGCCGCATGGCCGAGGCTTCCAAAGCCGCAAAGCTGGAATCCACTACAATGTCTTATTTGGAACTGCTCCAGGTTGAGGAGAATAATAAGATGGACAAATTGAAGAAGCTGGAAAGGAGTTTGGAATGAGAAAAGCAGAGCCCGCCGCAAAGGATCGCCGGACCTTCCGCCGTACTGCCGCCCGGAGCAAGAAGATCAATATTGCTCCTACTATCTATCGAGGAGGTATTCGATTGTAATGGCCTACAAAGACAAGAGTGAGAAAATTCTTCTTGATGATTTCCGCCGTTTTATGAGGTCTCAGTCTCTCAATTCTATTACCATTCGCAAGGTTTTTGACGTGGTTGGTGTTTATTATTTGGTTGGCGCCTATGACCACATAAGAGATCATTTTATTTCTCTGGTTTTAACCCGTGAAGAGATGAAGCAGATTATGCATGTCAATCAAGTTTTTTGGAGTAAGCTCATTTGGGAGCCTGAAGATGATTTGGAGGATGATGAAGAATGAAGTTTGGTGTTTATGCTATCCGTGATAGTAAGTCTGGTTTTATGACCCCTACCTTTGAGCCCAATGATGCTGTTGCTATGAGAAATTTTACTCATGCTGTTTTGAATTCCTCGAGTGTGTTGACTTCCCATGCTGAGGACTTCACCCTTTTCAAGATCGCTGACTTTGATTCTGATACTGGTCATATTACGCCGCTGGAGCTTGTCGTCGAGCTCATGAATGGCGCTTCTGTGAGGTGATTTCATGTTTCGTACTATGTATGAATCCCATGAGCGTGTGACCGCCAACCCCGGCTCTCGCATCCATAAGCTCTACTCCCCGGAGTTCTCCAAGGATGGTTCTATGGATCTGGTCGAATCTGGTCAGGAAGATTTGTATGCTTTCATCCAGTCTCATGCCGCAAGTGTGGATATCAACGTTCTTCTCCAGCAGTACAAGAATGGTGACCCTACCGCCCTTTCCCGTGCACAAGGTGCTTTTGGTGACTTTACTCAGATGCCCGGTACTTATGCCGAGATGCTGAACTCTGTTATCAAAGGCGAGGAGTATTTTATGTCCCTGCCTGTTGAGGTCCGTGCCAAGTTTGACCATTCCTTCCAGAAGTGGCTCATTACTGCCGGTCAGGATCAGTGGTATTCTGATATGGGTATTCAGGTTCCCGCCCCTCCTGTTACCACCCCGGACCCGGTGGCTCCTCCCGCTGTATCTGCCGACCCCGCCCCTGCTACTCCTTGAACAACTGCGGCCCCCCGCCCTCGGGGGGCCTTTGCCCAATCCAATCTAACTGCCTAAGTCCGAAGGAGAATGAATATGAATAGAAATGTAGAATCCCATTTTGCGTTGAATCCTACGAATATCGACATGTCCCGTTCTACCTTTGATCGCTCCCATTCCGTGAAGTTGTCTTTCAATGTCGGTGATGTGATTCCTTTCTATGTTGATGAGGTTCTTCCCGGTGATACCTTCAAAGTGAAAACTTCCAAAGTGGTTCGTATGCAGCCCCTTGCCACCCCCATCATGGACAATATCTATCTGGATACCTACTTTTTCTTTGTTCCCAACCGTCTTACCTGGAGTCATTGGAGAGAATTTAATGGAGAGAATACCAAGTCCGCATGGATTCCCACGACTGAATACGAAGTTCCTCAACTTACTGCTCCTGAAGGTGGTTGGTCTGTTGGCACGCTTGCTGACTATTTCGGTGTTCCTACTGGTGTGCCTGGCCTTAGTGTAAATGCTATGCCTTTCCGTGCTTATGCCCTCATTATGAACGAGTGGTTCAGGGATCAGAATCTTATGGACCCCCTGAATATTCCCGTTGATGATGCCACTGTCGCTGGTGTGAATACTGGAGTCTATGTTACCGATGTCGCCAAGGGCGGCTTGCCCTTCAAAGCCGCAAAGTATCATGATTACTTTACGTCCTGCCTTCCCGCTCCCCAGAAAGGTCCTGATGTGTCTATTCCCATTGCTGATCCTGGAAATTTGCCCGTTGTTCCCATGCCTGATACTGTTCCGGCTGGTTCGTCTGGGGGTTCTATGCACTTTTCCTCTGCTACTATTGATCCCGGTACTCGTGCCACTATGTATCTTAATCCCGACGGCTATCTTTATTTGCATAGTGATAATGATTCAGGTGCTTCCATTAGTAATGCTATTCCTGATAATTTGTGGGCCCTTTGGAATGGTAATGCAGCCGCCGCTTCCATCAATCAGCTTCGTATGGCCTTCCAGATTCAGAAGATGTATGAGAAGGATGCTCGTGGTGGTACTCGCTATATTGAGATCTTGAAGTCCCATTTCGGTGTTACTTCCCCGGATGCTCGCCTTCAGCGTCCTGAGTATCTTGGCGGCAACCGTATTCCTGTTAATATCAATCAGATTGTCCAGCAGTCTCAGACTACTGACCAGAGCCCCCAGGGTAACCCTGTTGGCCTTTCCATGACTACGGACACACATCATGATTTCAAGAAGTCTTTTGTTGAGCATGGCTTTGTTATCGGCGTTATGGTTGCTCGTTATGACCATACCTATCAGCAGGGTCTTGAGCGCTTCTGGAGCCGCAAGTCTCGCTTTGATTATTACTGGCCTGTATTCGCCAATATCGGCGAACAGGCTGTGAAAAACAAGGAGATTTTTGCTCAGGGTACTGCCGAGGATGATGAAGTTTTCGGATATCAGGAAGCATGGGCCGATTACCGTTATAAGCCCTCCCGGGTTGCTGGTGAGATGCGTTCTCAGTATGCTCAGTCTCTGGATGTCTGGCACCTTGCTGATGACTATGAGCAGCTTCCTGCCCTTTCCGATGAATGGATCAGAGAGGATTCTGCTGTTATTGACCGTGTTCTTGCTGTGACCTCCCGCAATTCTAATCAGATGTGGGCTGACATCTATATTCAGAACCGCACTACCCGTCCCATGCCAATGTATTCTATCCCTGGTCTCATTGATCATCATTAAGGAGTGATTTTATGGCTACTTCTGGTCTCGCCGTTGATAAGGCCGGTAATATCTATTACAGACCTATTCCCAATGGCTCTACTACTTCATATGATCGTGATGGCTCTTCCTGGGGTATGCCTTCTCCTGATGCTGGTTATTCCAATGTTACCAGTGATAAAGACCGTGGTTCCTCTGGCTCCTCTGGTTCCTCTGGCTCCTCGTTTTCTATGCCTGATCAGTCCGAGCTTATGGAGAAATATTTTTCTATGATCGCTGAGAATACCGCTCAGAATAATGCCTGGAGTGCCAAGCAGGCGGAGATCATGCGTAATTGGCAGGTTGCTCGAAATCGCGAGGCTATGAATTTTAATGCCGCTGAGGCCGCAAAGAATCGAGATTGGCAGCAGATGATGAGCAATACCGCCCATCAGCGTGAGGTTGCTGACCTTAAAGCCGCTGGCCTTAACCCTGTTCTTTCTGCATCTGGAGGCAATGGCGCCGCTGTCACAAGCGGTGCCACCGCCTCCGGCGTTACTTCCTCTGGCGCCAAAGGTGATACGGATACTTCCGCAAATTCGGCTATTGTCGGTATTCTGTCCGCTGTTCTGAGTTCTCAGACCCAGCTTGAGAGTGCCCGTCTTTCTGCCCAGAGTAATCAGGCTATTGCCGATAAGTACACTGCTATGGAGCATCTTGTCACCCAGATGAACAATGCTACCAGTAAGGAAAATGCCCAGCTGGCCGCGAATACGACCCTTACCACGGCAAATATCAATTCCGCCACATCTAAGTGGATTGCCCAGCTTCAGGCCAATACCAATCTATCTACTGCTCAGATCAGTGCTGCCGCCTCTAAGGTCTCCGCTGAGATCCACGCCGCCGCTACTCGCTATGGTGCCCAGCTCTCTGCCTGGAGTGCTCAGGAGGTTGCAAAGACCAACGCCAATATTCAGCGTGAGCTCAAGCAGATGGGTATTGATTTTGAGTTTGATATGAAGGAGCTCTATCCTTCGTCCTTCTGGGATCTCGGAAATAATATTTCCCATATCGTTGCCAAATGGTTCGGCGGTGATAAAGGTTTTGAGCCTAATCAGCGTGGTAAAGGATTTGGCAGTCAGGGCTTCGGCTCTGGCGGATAACTTCCAAGGTCCCGCCACTCCGGCCAGTTACTCTCTTGATGTAACTGGCCGGAGTGACACCGCAGAGACTTGCAGAGACGGTCTAAACGTGCTATGCTGGTTGCAGGAGGTGATTAAGATGCTGGAGTATGTTTTTTCCGTCCTTCACAGTATCGCAAATTTGGTTATCAAGATTTGTGTGATTCTGATTCTGGCTCCCCTGGCCCTTCTGTGCTTCGCTCTCGTTCTGGCTGTTCTCAGTCGTTTGTAAGATGGTGATGAGATGGCGTGTTACCACCCTTTAAAAGCGTTCCCCATTGGCCTTACTGATGCCGGTAAGACCAAATATAAAATTGTTCCCTTCGCCGTCCATCATATTGAGGTACAGCAGAATGGAACTTTTATTCCTGTTTCTTCAGACTTTCTGTCTCCTTATGCAAGGAAGAATATTGTGGACTTTATTCAAATCCCCTGCGGACAGTGCATTGGATGCCGCCTGGAGTATAGCCGTCAATGGGCAAATCGTTGTATGCTTGAACTGGAGTATCATGATTCTGCATACTTTGTGACGCTCACTTATGATGATGACCACGTTCCGGTCTCTTATTATGGTGATCCTGATACTGGCCTTGCTACTCCTTCGCTCACTCTTCGGAAAAGAGATTTCCAGTTGTTTATGAAGAGGCTCCGCAAAGCGTTCCCTGATGATCATATTCGTTTCTTCGCTGCTGGTGAGTATGGCAGCCAGACCTTCAGACCCCATTACCATGCTATTATTTTCGGGCTCCATTTGGATGATTTGACACTTTATAAAAAATCCCCTGACAATAAGTTTTCCTATTTTAATTCTGCCAGTTTACAAAGATGCTGGAGTTTGATAGAATCAAGAAAGAATAGTACAACACTTCTGACACAGGAGGAATTGGTTATAAAAAGGGGGAGATCAAGGGAAAAATCCCCGAGATTACGCCTAAAAAGTT